AGATGCGCGCGGCCTGTTCAGGGTTGACGACGGCAAGGCAAACCTAGCGCCGCCGGCAGATAAGGCTCTGTACCGCCGTATGGAGGGCGTGGAGCTGCCAAACGGCGAGTGGGTGGGCGTGTGTGTGCCGTTCAAAATGCCTGACCTGTTCGACGGCGTATCGGTGCGCCACGCAATGGACATGCAGCGCATGGTTGCGGCGCGGGCGGAGCGTGACGAGCCGTTCCTGTGGAGCGCGCAGGCGAGCGCCGCGAATTGGGCGGGGGCTGCGGTTGCGTCGATACTGGATCTAGACTTGGAGAAGCCGCACGAAAAGGCGAAGGCTAAGTCAATACTTGAGACATGGATAAAGACAGACGTGCTACGCAAGGAGGATTGGCATGACAAGCGACAAGGTAAAGAACGTCCGGCGGTATACGTCGGGGAGTGGATCAGAGCATCGGAGGTGGGACAGTGAATAGGCCAATGTACGAAACCAAAGAAGACTTAGCAAACGAGCGCCGGATCCAAAATATAATTGAGAAGCGCTACGGATGCTTGCTGCGTAAGATGCCGATCAAGCTGCAGCTAGACTTCATGGCGTGGAAGGATGGCAAGGCAATCGGCTTCGTCGAGGCGAGGCAGCGCAAGACGCCTATGATGAAGTACCCGACATACATGATCTCGCTGCACAAGGTTCTCATGGCGCAGCAACTCACGGCGACCACAAATTTGCCGTGTTACCTAGCCGTGCAGTTCAGCGATAAGCTGGCGATGTGTAAGCTGCCGCCGGATGACCCAAATAATTATGTGGACTTCGGAGGCAGCGATCGACGTGACGATCCACAAGACTACGAGCCTATGCTATACTTTGACATGTCTAACTTTAAGGAGGTGACACATGACAATGCCAATACGTGAAATCGAAGAAGACGAAAACAAGCTGGAGCTTGGGCGCATCGTATGGGACGAGGAAATCGGAGGCGCCGCGATCGAGTGGTGCGCAGATGAAATGCCAATGATGTCATCAGCGGCGCTTGACTTGGCATTCGTAATGGAGGTGCTGCAGGGCATCGACATAGATGTGTCTATGGCCAAGGCGCTTAATCAGGCGCTCCTTCTAGAGGGTAGCAATGGCACGATACACTAATCCTAACCTTCCTAACTTGTGGTGAGGAAAGGTGAGGAAGGCTAGGAGAATTAGCGTTTCAACCTTCCTCCTTACTACTTGCATATATTATATGCAGGTAAGGAGGATGAGGTGAGGCTAGGAAAAGTAAGTGAGGAAAGAGGAAGGAATATCATGGCTAAGAAGAGAGTGAACTACAAGGACGCCAAGGCGAAGGGTACGCTGGCGGATCATGGTACTAAGATCAGTGCTGGCGTCTGGGGGCAGTTACGTCCACTAGATGAAAAGGCTAAGGAGAAGATAGCGAAGTGGGGTGATACGTTGCCTAACCTTGTGCATCCGGATCTGGCGGGGAGGTTTGAGGCTGCGTATGAAGCGCTGCACGACCGTGTCATGAGTAATGATGTCGTCGGCACAAATCAGATTGCGACGCAGCTTATGAGAGCGTGGGACGTGCTGGAGAAGTCTGCGATGGATGCAGGGCATAAGCCGCTACCGCCTCATGCGTATTGTGTGGAGATCGACGGAGATATCGTGTGCTTCGCATTGCATGGGTGGGCAGAGTTGCGGCGCGAGCATCCAAAGTGGATTGTGTATAGCTTTGAGGATGCCGCGCGTATCATCAGGTTCGATTGGACCGAGACATTTCTCAACAATGCATTCAACGCATTTCCGGACGCAAAGGTGACGCGCATGGTGCGTGACGGCGATGACCGGATTAACTGGGACTTAGGTGGAGATGAGATACCATGGTAAAGGCAGTCGGTAAGGCAAAGGTCGCTGAGCTAGAGAAGATTGGAGAGGACCAGATCCTCGAAGATATCGCGCAAGGTAAGAGCGTGCGACAGATCATGCGTGAGCATAACATTGGGTACAAGATATTCGGCGCGTGGTTAGACGCGAAGGTTGGACGGCGTGACAGATATCACGCCGCACAACTTGAGGCTGGTCACTACTATGCCGAGCGAGCGGTCGAGACTGCGCAGAACGCTGACCCTGCGACAGTCAACGTGTCTCGCTTGCAAGTCGATACGGACAAGTGGATGGCGTCTAAGCTGAACGCTCAGTACGATACGAGGCAGCGTGACGTCGCAATCAACATCAGCGTCAACGACTTGCACGCGCAAGCGGCTGCGTTGCTTGGCGACGTGATCGACGGTGAGGCGGAGGACGTGAGCGATGGTTGAGCGCGAAAACGCGGATCGGTCCACAGTCGCGCACGCGCGTGCGCGCGTAACTGAACAAGCGTTCAATTGCAACCGGAATTGTTGCCGCGCTGCAGCGAGAACACTAGATCTTGTGGTTTGCGCGTAGTGCATAGGTTATTGTTCATACGCATCTTCTGTAAGTCATTGAAAAGTAACGCTTTTCACATAGATAATCACGAATTTAACATAATTCATCTTATACGACTTTGCTTTAGCCATGCGGTTTTTGCATACCTCGGCCTCCGGATCGCTTTCGGACCCCCCCTTTGTTCGATCGGGCCGGTGCAAATGCACATGACCCCATCACACCTCCCCGTCAAAAAATTTTACAAAAACAGGTGTTAACATGATCACGCAAAAAAAATCTCAGGAAAACCCGTTCATCACGTTGATGCAGCGATACCGTGACGACCCCGTCGCGTTTGCTCAAGAGGTCATCGGGATCCAGCCTGACGAGTGGCAAACGGAGCTGTTAGACGCTATCGCCGCTCCGGCGGTACGGCGCGTCACTGTTCGCTCTGGCCACGGCGTCGGCAAATCGACTGCAGTGGCCATGGCGGCTATTTGGCATGTGCTGATGCGCGTACCCTCAAAGACCGTTGTTACGGCGCCCACGTCATCTCAGCTTTTCGACGCCTGCTTCGCGGAGATGAAGAACGTCGCCAAGCGCCTGAAGCCGCCCTTTAACGATTTGCTGGAGATCAAGTCTGACCGTATTGAGTTGAAGAGCCAGCCCGAGAGCACGTTTATATCATGCCGTACAAGTAGAGCCGAGCAGCCGGAGGCACTGGCCGGTGTCCACAGCGAGAACGTCCTCCTTATTGCCGACGAAGCCAGCGGTGTCCCGAATGCGGTGTTTGAGGCCGCGTCTGGGTCGATGTCTGGCCATTCCGCCACGACGGTGCTCACGGGCAACCCGACGCGGAACACGGGTTTCTTTTACGACACGCACAATCGCTTACGCGAGGATTGGTACACGATGCATGTTTCGTGTGTCACAAGCCCGCGCGTCAGCGAGGATTTCGTTGAGGACATGAAAAAGCGGTACGGCGAGGATAGCCCCGCGTACCATGTGCGTGTGCTTGGAAATTTCCCGCCCGCCGAGGAGGACACGGTTATTCCGGTTTCGTTGATTGAGCACGCGATGAATAACGAGATTAAGATTGACGAAGACACGCCGGCCATATGGGGTTTGGACGTTGCGCGTCAGGGAAACGATAGCAGCGTTTTGTGTAAGCGGCAGGGTCCGGTGATACATCCTATGACGGTTTGGCGAAATCTCGACCTGATGCAGCTCACGGGCGCCGTGAAGGCGGAATATGACGCGATGCCGCCGTCTAAGCGGCCAATTGAGATTATCGTTGATAGTAACGGCTTCGGGGCGGGGGTGCTCGACCGACTGCGTGAGCTGGACCTTCCGGCGCGCGGATTGAACGTGTCTGAGCGTAGCTCCCAAAAGGACACATATATCAATTTACGCGCCGAGCTGTGGTTTAAGGCGAAGCAGTGGATGGAAAATTTGGACGTTAAGTTGCCGAAGGATGACGCGCTGTATGCGGATCTTGCGGCGCCGAGATATCATTTTACCAGTTCCGGCAAGATGCAAGTCGAGAGCAAGGAGGCGATGAAGAAGCGGGGCGTGAATTCGCCCGACCGCGCGGATGCGTTGTGCTTAGCGCTTGCGAATGACCACACGACTATGGCATTTGGTCGCGCCAGCTCGGGGAGCTGGTCAAAGCCGTTGCGGCGTTCTATTAAGGGTGTTGTGTAGCGAGGAAGGCGGTCGAAAGGAGCAAAAACCCGCCTCCCTCTGATTGCGCGATCACCAGTTCCCATAAACCGGCTCGCACTGCCGTGGTTTGGCGGGAGAACAAAGACAAAACCCACCGGCGCACTCACGGCTTACGCTGGGCGCCATTAGCGCCCAAGGTGTTCTTAATCAGTTTGTTTTAAAACTTGCGTTTCGTAAATGAATTTTATTTTACGGCGCACAAGATTTGCGACGTTTGTTTGGTACTGAGATGTAATTCTGACTTCGTTTTTGTCTGCGTCAACATTTTCAAACATGTAGAAGCCACGCATAAACCAAGAGTTGTTTAGGGCGCTGTTATGGCCGGCCATTTTGTGCGTGTCGTCAAATTGCGTGTACAGGCTTTTCATCACCGGCGTCCATTCGATCATGTTCAGGGTAGACAAGTCTGAGTAGGCTTGCGCCGCGCGCTCTTGCGATATCTTTCCAAGCATAATCGACATGATGTAAGACGCCCTGAACGGAGCTGCCTTAAAGCGCTTATGTTTTGGCTTTATGATTTCGTGAATGTACTTTGAGTGCTCGAACAATTCCAAATCGACTAGCGGCCTGAGATCCGACTGCGTTACCTTGCGCGCTTGCGGAACGCATGATCTCAAGAGGTACTGCACCGGAGATATCACAGTTGCCGGTAAGTCAAGTAGATCGGCGGTTGACCGGTTTGCGCCTTGGTCGAGCACAAGGTACACGTCCTCGTTTTCTACCAGTGACACCGTGACGGGGATTGTTTCGCCGCTCTGAATGCAGGCGAGCAGGCGATGCTGGCCGTCTAAAAGCCTGCCGCTTTTTGCGAACACGATAGGCTCTGGGCTAAGCACCCAGCGACGCAGTGACATTTCGCGCGTTAGGTGTTTTAAGTGCGCACTTCTGACTGGGCGGTTTGACGTGTTTCTTTCTAGCCATGCACGCGCCTTTTCCGGCGTTAAAACCGTTTCCATAGTTTCGATGGCGCCTGTGTGCGAGGCGGTTTGACGTAGTTCAGTTTGAATGCTCATGGGTTCTCTTCCTCCGTTTTGAGCGTTTGTGGCCGTAGCTTTGGCCGTATTGATCCAGACAACTTGCCGGTGTTCTCGCAGTAGAGATCCGCCGGCAACGTGTCTGACAGCGCCTCCGCGGCCACAAGAGCGTCTGAGCACGCCTTGAAGCTGTCGAGGTACATGCGTGCTTGCAGGGTGTGACCCTGCAAAGCGTATTCGATGATGAGCGCGTAGAAGAATGTCATGGCTTAGCCAATGTACTCAAAGCATTCTTGGCCGTTGCATTCCATCAGGAAGCTCACGCGCGCTTGCTCGTCGTTGACGAAGCGATCTCGCAAGATGCGATAAATCTGCTTGAAGCCTTCGCCGTGCGGCTGGCGCATGTGCGCCCAGCGAGACTTGTCTGAATGCCACAGCGTGTACTGCACATAGTGCGACAACTCATGCGTGACTTGGATCAGGTTACCGTGATCGACGTCGCCGACTTTAACGAACATCCCGCCGCAGCGTGGGTCGTTGTCAAATGACTTGTATTCCGTCCACCAGACGTAACCGTCTTTAGTTTGAGCTTTTGTCGTGCGGAATTTAACGACGCCGGTTTCGACGTTTTTGATCTGCCAGTATGACAAGTTGATTAGGATGCGGTTGCGCCCCGCTTTGCTGCAGTTTGAGCTGTCGCGGTTAGGCTTTTTGACTTCAAGCACTTTTAGCGCTTTAGCCTTTTCAGACTTGGTCAGTCTGTACGGCGTGCGGTCTAAGCCGTCTAAGACGTTAGAGATCATGATTTCGATGAAACGGGTTTCGCGTTTTAAGTTTGTCATGTTTTTGCGCCTCCCAGCGCTGGGTTGGTATGGTTGTTGCATCCTTCACTGTTAACATTAAGTTAACTAGATTTTATTTACAAGCCTTTAATTGCGAAAAAAGCATAAAAGTGTTAAAAAAATATCAGCGGCTACATCCTTCCACGCCGCAAGAGCTGCCGGCTCCCCCGCGCGACCTCCCACGCGCGGGGTTCCGTAGTAGCAAAAATGCTGTATTATGTGGGAAAGGTATTCAGGAGTGTATAATGCCGAAAAAGGGTCTTTATGCGAATATTCACGCTAAGCGTAAGCGCATTGCGGCGGGAAGCGGCGAAAAGATGCGCAAGGCTGGAAGTAAAGGCGCGCCGAGCGCAAAGGCGTTTAAAGCTGCCGCGAAGACTGCGAAGAAACCGAAGAAGAAGGATAAGAAGTAATGTCTGAGCCATTTACCCCATGTGAAGAATGTCCTACGACGGAAGGCTGTCAGGAGCGGGGCGATTGCCACAGAGTGGCCGTTCCAAAAGAGCGGAAATCAAGAGAAGCGAGATAAAAACCATGTGATGTTTACTGCATTTGTTCTCCTGTGTGCGCAAGACATATGTTTTGCAGTTGGCGGTCCATCCTTCAGCACAGAGAATGAGTGCATAGCGGATTTTATGCAGAATGGCGTCATAGCGCTGCAGCTCAAATATCCGACGCACACGATACAGCAAGTGAAATGCTATGAGTGGGAAAAGAGAATTGGCGCGTAGCAAGGTGAAATGGTGATATGAATTTATTAGATGATATTATAAAATTTGCACTACGTCAGCGTTACCCTGAAGTGACGCCGCCGGTTACTAAGTTTGACAAAAAGAAGGGCAAAGAATACCTAGCAAAAAGTGAAAGCCCTGAAGCTAAAGCTGTAAAAAAGGTTCGGGATGATGCCCAGCGGCGGATAACTGCCGGAGATTATGACCCATATTTCAATATCTCTGATCGGTTCACGGTTGATCGCTATAAATATCCGGTGGCTTCGCAGTCAAATCAGACCCTTTCTGTTTTGCCGGCAAAACAGGAAACAGTTGATAAGTACAGAAAGTTTTACAACAACCCTCAATCAAAAAGAAATCTTCTTGATGCATACGAAAAAGGCATTGATAGGCCAAATACGTCAGATTGGTATTACATGGGCCAACTTGAGCAAGAATTTATTAATGAATACGGTGATAAATTAGGGCGCCAAAAATTTCAAGAAATGTTTGCAGACCCAATGGCTGCGTGGACCGGTGGCGCAGATCCTCAAGCAAATCTCTTAATGGCTGGGTATGACAACTTTAGAAAAGCGCAGGGAGTTGGGTTGCCTGAAAATACATTTGACTACCCTTATCCAATCGGCGGTCGTTTTTTAGGTAATAACGCAAAAGCAGCTTCTAAAATTGAGGCTGAGGGCGGCATAAACCCAAAGACAAACCCGAAGCGGTTTAATTTCTCTACAAACTTTCAGGGCGCCGAAGATCGTGCGACTATGGACGAGCAGATGATGACGATTGGGTATAAGCAGCAAGTTCCCACGCCAAACACATATGGCGCTGTTGAGGAAGTCGCTGTGGAGCTTGCTGACAAAAAAGGCGTCACGCCTATGAAGTTTCAGGAAGTCGTCTGGCATGGTGGAACTGGGAAAGAGGGCAAGCCTATGATCCAGTTTGTGAATGAAGCAATTGAACGCACCAGCGCAGTGACCGGCCTGCCGCCAAAAGATGTTGTGCGGATGATGGTTCGCGGAAGCATTCCAATCTTTGGCGCTGGCGCCGCAGCCCCAATGACAAACGATATCCTCAACTACTTTTCAACGCTAGAAGGTAACGGCTCCTGATGGCAAACCCTTTAAAATACGCGCGCGGGTTACTTGACTTGCTGCACTTCTCCGATGAAGTGCGGCCAGTAGTCGATCCTAAAAAGCATCTGACGAACCCGAATATTCGCGGCGCCGAGGCATCGCTTGCGCGTTCTAAGGTAAGAACAACGCCATTCCGTCAGGAGCCAAAAGAGTTTTACGATCCTTATCCACCACAAAGTTATTGGGCGTCTGAGGGTTACAAAAAGGAGCGCGGTCTAGGTGACGCGATCCATACGACGCGTCAGCCAGTTGAGGGCTTCTACGATATTAGTCAGGATGCAGATCGCTTTTTGCCAGTAGCGATTGAAAAAGTTGATGACATTTTATCTACTAATAAGATTAATATCCCTGACGGGGAGAGGTCTGACCTGATTATCTCTGAAGCTATGAATATGGCAAAAGTCGCAAAATATCTTGGTCTACAAAACCGCAAAGCACGGCCAAATGTTTACACCCAGTTCAACCCTGTCGTTCCGGAGTTTGTGAAGCCTCCGGAGGGACAGTTTATGAGTATTCTCGATTATTTGGAAGGATTAGAGAAATGAGTACACACGTTTATGAAACCGAAATGAATGATTTTGGAAAATCTCTTTTAGAGACTAACCCAAATTTTAAAATTGAAATTCTTGAAACCTTAGGCGACGAGAATGATCTCCTACCAATGTATAAAGTTCGAGTGACTGAAGAGAGGCCAGATGAGCGATCAAGTTGAAGACATCCGTAAAAAGTTTTCCTTAGCATTTGATGATGTTGATCCTTACGCACGAAAGTTGGTTTACAAAACTGACGATCAGGGGCGCACATACCGAGATTTTGGAGATTATTTATATACAGAGGATCAGCTCCAAAATTTTATGGAATACATGAACGCTGAGCCTAATCTTCTTGATACGCGCCGCAGTGCGGTGCGAAATTTTATGGGAAAGGGACGCGATCCTATGGAAGCCATGGCGATGTCTAAGGCTATGGAGATGGTCCCAGTGGCAAATTTGCCATATGTCGCTGATGATGTTTATGGGAGAGCTAGGCAGATTAGGGACGCATATCAGGAGGAAAGAAAACTTGATATGCTAGGCCATATTGCAATGATGGGCTTGGATGTTGCGCCATCAATATACGGTGGCTTTAAAGGGCTACAGTTTGGGCGAAATGTTTTAAAAAATGACGCCGCTAAAATGGCGAAAACGCCTATGTCAATGCGCAAGCAGCCACCTTTAAGCGCAGGCATTCTTAACGACTATTTGACAGGTAAATAGGAGCCGTACATGGACTACGAAATCAACGAGCTTACGGCGCAACTTGAAGCCGAGTTAAATCCGGATGTAATGTCGGAAGAAGATCTGAAGGCGATTGTCGGAAAAGAGATCGACGACGCAATTGACTTCATCGACAATTGGGTAAGCCCAAGCAGGGCAACCGCTACGGAATATTATCGCGGCGAGCCATTTGGCAACGAAGAAGACGGGCGCAGCCAAGTTGTCAGCATGGACGTGCGGGATACCGTACAGGCGATCATGCCGTCGCTGATGCGTATATTTAATAGCACAGAGCATACCGTTGAATACGTCCCAAATGGGCCGGAAGACGTCGCCATAGCGAAGCAGGCGACAGATTACGCTAACTATATCATCAACCGCGACAACAACGGATTTTTACATATCCACGCGGCGTTCAAAGATGCGCTAATCCGTAAGGCAGGCATTTTGAAATGTTACTGGGATGACCAGACAAAATTTGAAACACATGATTTCACAGGATTAGACGATAATGGCTTAAACGCCTTGATGGCGGATCCAGATGTCGAGGTTGATATTGTTGCCTCCGAGCCAGTTGGTGAGCCTCAGATGGACCCTATGACAGGCATGATTATGCCTCCCCCTATGGTTCACGCGGCGCGCGCAACGTACACAATGCCAGATGGCCGAGTTAAGCTGGAGGCTGTGCCGCCGGAGGAGTTTCTAATATCACGCGAAGCAAAATCCCTTGAGGACGCGGATTACGTCGCCCACCGGCGCGTTATGACGGTGTCAGAGCTTGTTTCGATGGGGTACGACTTTGACGAGGTTTCCAGCCTTGGTTCTGCATATGACGACATGGAGACAAACGTCGAGCGTTACACCCGCAATAGAGCTTTGGCAAACGAGATGAACGAGCGCGACGACCCCGCGATGAAGAAGGTGCTCTACATCGAA